CATATTTAGCTATGCTAAATACGCCACCATCGCCACAGAAGCCAAATAAGCCACCTACAGGGCGTTAAAAAAGACCCTGTGGGCAACAACACCGCACAGGGTCTTACAAGGGCACAGGGCTTATTTTATAAGGTGAAGCCGTTGCGCAAAATGTTTATAATAGTGTTAACATCGTCCATCAGCATATTTGAAGTGTCTTCAAATTTGACGTTCACCAACTTTGTAAAACCTACAATATCTTTGACCTTAGTCAGACGTGAAGAAGCGGTTTCAACGCCTGTGTTTGTTATGGTCTTCTTTTGCAGAACGATGTAAGGTGTGAAGCCCATAAGGTAAGTTGAATCGAACTTTGAACCGCCAAGCACTCTTACTTCTTGTTTCTGAGTTCTGAAAAGAACATCGGTGCACGGTTCAACTTCTTTCGTCCATACGATTCTATCTTCACAGGTCAACACATAGACACCACCGCCACCAAGCAAGTTGACCCTCAGTTCAAGTGCAACGGTATGTCCTATAAGGTCAACAGGCAACGTTTCAAGACCGATGAAAGGTACAAACATATTCAAGTCTGTATCATAGTCAGCCGTGCTTTGTGTGACGTTTGGAATGTCAACAGAACCGAATGAAATCACCTTTGTATCTGAAGCCAAGTTGAATACGTTTGTATCTACTTGAAAGTTACCACACATCAGTTTTGACGTAGAACCTTTTTCAACAGGGAAGAAGAATCTTTTGACCCTGTTCACATAGTCGCCAAGGTCGTAAGAAATCGGGTCTTCTTTCGTACTTGCCGAATCACCTGTGTATGGTACAAAACGAGCGGTGGCAAAGTCTTCAAGATTCTGCTCATTCAACACATAAGCGTTGATAAAACCATACTTCTTTGTCGGTGTTGTCTGAGGGTTAGCCACACCGTCAACAACTATGAACCAATCGTCTGTATCACTACTTCCGACCGTTGGTGTTATTGTACCTGTTGCAGTCAACTTGTCTTCACTTATAGTCATTTGTACTACACGACCACCTGTTAAACTGTTATATCCTGTTATTGTACACTTTGGCGCATCATCAAAGATGTTTCCACTATCAGCGTTTAACGTGATGGTGAGCGGTTCGCCAACGAAACAGTATGTAGGCTTTGTTACAGGCGTACACCCCGACAAATTGTAGTCTATTCGCATAGCCTGTTTTGTTTCGCCTGTGATAACTATCGGGTGATTGAAGTCAGCATCTGGCAAAGTCACAGAAGCGTTTGACGTAGCCGTGTCGGTGTCTGTAACATCATTGATTACAACTTTAACAGTTACAGGTACGTTTTTACTGCTTCCATCTTTGACAACATAGGCACAGGACACATTTAACATCACCTTTTTAGAAGACAGGTTCACAGTCACAGAAGAACCGTCCACGGTGTGTGATTCTGTAGCGTCTTTGATGTTGTTCGTCACCGTTGGTTCTGTAGGTGTTGGCGGTGTTGGCGCTTCACTCGCTTTGGTGTTACCGTCCAAGGTAGCATAACCACCGTAAGAAGCGGTCGCAAGTGAGAATGTGGCAACGTTACCCGAAACGGTCATATTTTCCGTTGTGGGGTCTGCGAATGGGTCTTCGGGGTCTGCACCGTAAGTTACGGTCGGCACACCGTCAAAGGTAAAACCACTATCACAGGTCAAAGTTATTACCGTTTTGTCGCCCTGTACTTCTGTTTTGTAGGTAGTGTTTTTAACTTTGTTTGTAACTGCTAAAGGTACAACAGGTGAACCACCTGTGGCGTTAAGTGTTACTTGAATATCGCCTTTAATAGTTTCGTTTAAACGAACTCGTCTGCAACAATACTTTCCATCGCTTGTAATACCTGTTAACTCGCCATCAATAACCTTTTGGTCGTCAGCACTTGAAACCTTTTCAAAATTAAGGGCAAAATTTTGATTTCCGTTGTAGATAAAGAAGTTATGGTCACCGTCATTTTCTACAAAGTAACAACCATCAACGGCTTTTGCTTTTAATACCGAAAAGGTTACAAAGTCGTTTGTATACGTATCACTTGAACCGTTGTTCGTGCAACGTGTAAAAGTATAATTTAAATTGTATGTGGAAGCCATTATCTATTACCTTTAATAGTTATCATAACTATCGAACCATCGTCCGTTAATTCATTCAAAGGGAACGGAATCTTTTCTTTCTGTGTCCTTACATCACATACAGGCTTGTAGTCACCATCGTACTTATGCGGTGAATCGGTGGCGTAAATCTCGCCTGTAGCTTCAAGAATCTGCTCTTTGAATGTCGTGAGAGAATCACAGGACAAAGACAAATAAGCCTTGTCACCGTCATATCTTACGGAATCAATAAAGTAATAACGCCCTATTGGTTCAACGTAGCACATCGTAAAGCCGTTGACCTTACCACGAACGCAAATCACAGGCGTTAAGTAGTCCATTTCTGAAATTTTGCCTGTGATAGTAACAGGGTCGCCAAGAACCTTGTTTATCTTGTTGCGTTCACCATTGTATTTATAAAACAGTACGTTCATAGTTCTGCACTTTTATAGTTACCGAACCGTGCAAATTGACGATTCCTTGAATGATGGCGTTCACGTTCTGAAACGTCTGCTTTGAATTTGAAACAGAACCCTTTGAAAGATTCCGTCCCACCAAGATGCAGCCCTGTGTGTCCTTTGGGTAATTACCTGTATGAATCATAATTCCGACACGTCCGTTAACTTGCAACAGGAACGGCATTTTACGACCGAACTTGTTTGAATACTGATACCCGATTCTGTACGTACCCGAATCAATACAAGGGTGGTTCACGTTCTTGGGTGGTTCAAGAGTATCACACAGGTAAGTATCGCCATCATATAACTTACCAATAGTGTATTTGTCATTTTGAAAGATTCTTTCCAATACTAACATAACTAATTAATTTTAAAGTAAAAAACGGCGGCACACCGTAAGAATGCGCCACCGTCCAAAATTAGGCAACAAAGAACACAACAAAGTTTTCGTTGGTGTCGTTGAAGTAACCGGCATCGAACTTATAATAGTTATTGAAGAACTCAGCCTTTGCATTGTAGTTGGTAGTTACACGCTTGTCAAGATTGCAAACACCGAGTGCGTCACGGTCAAACATCACACCAAGTACGCCACCGATGTTGATGTCGTGTTTTCCGCTTGTCTTGATGTTGATTGCAGAAGTGTTAGCAAAGCCATAGTCCTTGCCTGTACCTTGCCAAGAAGCAACGGTTTCAGCATTTGGCAACAGAACCTGTTCTTTGTTGTAGGTGTCGGCATACAAGTACGCCTGTGCGCCCTTTGCAAAGTCAGACAACAGGACGGTGTGAAGCGAATCCTTTGGGGTGAAACGTTCCTTACCACCAACGTTGAATAGTGTAGATATAGACTGCAAACGGTCTGCGTACAAGCCCATCTGATAAGAAGCAAAGCGAATGAAATCGCCATCGGTCAAACACTTGTCAGCGGTCAAAGTTGTACCCTTTGCCTTGTTGTAGAGATACAACAGGTTCACACATCTTACAGTTGAATTTGAACCGTAGTTCACGGCTTTGCCTGTGCCTGTAAAGGCTGCTGCATCAGCAAACAGGGTTTCACCCACCATATTGTTGATAGTGCGCATAATAAGAGCATCTGTCTTGATAGTCATAGACTTCTCAACTGCTGAGTAAATCATAGACAAGAAGCCGTTCAACTGTGCCGCACTGCTGAAAGATTCCTTGACCTGTCGTTCTGTGATAGAAACAGGAACTTCAAAAGTCACCTTAGAGTTGAAGAACTTAGCAGACACAACAGGTTTGTGGAAAATGTCCTGTTTGTACTCTTGACCGTCTGTGAGATTCCATGTGTCGTTTTCTGTAGCCTGTGGAACGTCAGCGGAAATCTTTTCAAGTACTGAACCAAATTCCCAAGCGTCCATCAGTACAGACGGAATCTTGCCAGCATAAGGGCGGATGACGAAAATAACCTTGCCGATGTGGTTTACAAGTGACTTCACGTAGTTATCAACTGCACCTTGGTTGAATACTTCTGTACCAAGGTCAACAACGCCTGTGAGGTCTTCTGCTACGATGTCAGTCTTTCCAAGAACTTCACCGCTTACTGAATTAATCAGTTCATAAATCTGTTTTACTTCCATTTTTAAAATAATTAATTATTTGTAAATACTTAATGTTAAATAACTTACTAAAGTGTTGATGATGTCTTCACGAACATTCAACAATCGGGCACGATATTCGTCTAACATAGCCTGTGTTACGTTACCGTTGAGACCTGTACGTTCAACTGTGTCTTTTTCCGTTTCCGTACGGTTCTTGTCGTTTGACTTGTCTTCTTTGGAATCGTCCTTGAAGCCATCATCGTTGAACGCCTTATCACTCTTTGTGATTCCGTCCGTGTTTGATTCCTGTACGGTAACGGTCCTGTCGGTTGATGTACTTTGAAGCACAGGTTTCAGAAAATCGTACTTCTTTGTGAAGACTTCAAACTGATTCTTGAACGTATCTACACACATATCAAGAACCGCGCCTGTAAAGTCTTTGCAGTTGGCTTCTGTGAATGAATCAAGAACCGTTCTGTTACCGAACTTCACCAAAGCAAATGTATCGGGCTTTGTTTCCCCGAATATCTCAGCATAAATTTCGGGGTAACGTTCTTTAAAGATTACGCTAAAAAGTTGGTTTTCCCCGATGAATAATTCTTTGAACAACATACGCTATAACGAATTAATTTTCTTCTTTTTCTTCTTTTTCTTCTTTTTCAGAAGTTTCTTTCTTTTCTTCTGTTTCTTCGGTTTCGGTCGTTTCTTTGGTTTCTTCTGTTTCCTCAGTTTCTACCTTTTCGATGTCCTTTGACAACGCCAAGAAGTTTTCGTGTTCCAACTTCCATGAAGAATTTAAATCTACCTTGATGTCCGTACCGAACATTTCATTAACCTGTGCGAGTGCTTCACGTCTGCTATTAAGCATATTTTCAACATAAGGCAAAAGAACGTCCACGTTCATTGAAACTTCACCAAGGTTCAAACGCTCACGTTTCATATTGTAATTGGCGTTCAAGCCAAGTTCGTTGAGCATTGAAGCCCTGTAATACTGTACGAGTTCCACCAACTGTGTTATATATTGGCTATTTGAAACGTTTGCGGTCTGCATTGATACGCCCTTGAAGAAACTGTTTTCACCGATTACTGAAAAATCGCCATTCAGAATCTTTTTCAAGAACTCGTCTGCACTCTGTTTGGTCTTGTCATCAGAAGCACTTATCAGCATAGTTATACGTGTCAGAATCGAAGCCGTATTCAACGAAATAAGACCGTCCGTGTAAAGAACCGCAAATTTGCCGATGATAGGCAACAGGCTTTGACCGTTGGTGTCGTTCTTCATCAGTACGCAATCAGAACCGATTCTGTACGTCTTATTCAACTTTAACCAAGGATTCGCCACGATGTAGTCAATCGGTCGTCCGTATGCGTCAAGTTCGCCACCTGTAGAACCGCCAAGGGCGTACAGGTCTTCACCGACCTTTGCAATAGCACAATTTCCACTCTCCTGTAACAGGCGTTCAAGTTCCACCTGTGGGATAGTTTCGGGAAGACCATCGTACTTGAACATTGACTGAGTAATAGCCAAAGTGTGTTCCATAAAGGAAATTACGGCTACGTCCTTTGTCTTCACCTGTGCTTGATAGTACGTATAGATATTATCTAATTTTTTCATTTTACCAAAGTTTTAATTAATGTGCAAAGTTCCGTCAAAACTTTCGTGTTTGCTTCAACCGTAGCACTTAACTTGTCGTTTTCGTCTTTGTGCTTGTCTTCCTGTTTCATCATAAAATAAAACAAGGCGACACATACTGCAATCGGAAAACCAACGTTGCTTATTAATGATGTAACTTCGTCCATACTCATAATTTCTTATTATTTTAAATCTTTTGCAAAGATACGAATAAAAATTCGTATCTAAGCAAGATTTACATTATTTAACGCTCAAAATATTATTTTTTGCGCTTGTCATAATATAATTACGTACAATTTCACCGATTTCGTTGTTCTGATAGAAAACCTTATCGGTCGCAAAGAATCGGGCGACCTTTGCTTCAAGTTCCGTTGCAGAACTTATCAACTTTCTTTTGTAGTTCGGTTTTCCGTTCATCGTAAGCGAATAAATCAAACTGTTGTCGGTGTCCTTGATAGGTGTCGTTTTGGCGTGAATGTATGTGAAACACTCATCATCTACCTGTATGATGTTTGCCTGTAACACTGTACCGTTGAACTCTATAAAGTAAGTGAAAAGCACGTCCTTTGGCTTGTACTTCTTTGGTAAGTGCGGATAAACTGCAAGTTCCCATTTACCGCCCGTAATCATCTGCAAAGCCTCATTTCCGAAACAGAAGTACTTGTTTGACGGCTTTTCCTTTTCCAGGGTGTCGCAATATTCCACCGCCACCGTTGCACCGTCTTCACCGAATCGGTACAGGTCAATATTTCCTTGTGGCATATTCTGTATGTTATTCAGACCCATTTCACCAAAGTACGGACAGAACTTGTTTACCGTGTTACCAAGCATAAATACACGGACGTTGGAACGGTTTCTGATAATCGTACTCAGTACGTTCATAAATAACATAAATTCATCGGGCAAATAATAACGCCTTGTTATGAACTCATCAAATACGACCGTGGTTATCATCGGGTAACTTGTTGACTTGTCGTGTTCCTGTTCTGATAGACAAAAGCCATAACAGAACGGCTTATCATCGGGGAAGCGTTTGCCCTTGTTGCTATCGTAGTAAGACAAGAACCATTTACCCGATAAATAAAATACTTCATTGTACTTACCGTTCGTTACCTGTGCGACAAAGCCGTTTGCAACGTGACCCGCAAACAGGGATTCAGCACGTTTTCCCCTCAAGTCTTCACGCCAACGTCTTACGTATGCGCTTTGTTCACCTGTTTCAACGTAGTTGATAATCATATATGCTAAGCAAGCATAAGTCTTACCGTTGGAACGTTCACCGAAAATGATGTTGTAGTCAGCATTCTTTTCAAGAATAGCTGATAAACTGTAATACTGTGGCTTTTTACTCTTTTTTCCAAACATAGCTTTTAATCTTTAAATTTGATTCCCATTAAAAAGTTTAAATACATAACAGACAACGAAAGCGAATAACCGGTAGATTCAAGATGCACGCCCGAAAGTTCGTGGAACTCGCCCTGTTCACCCCTGTAGTCAGTTAACACGCCCTGTTGCTCATAGTCAATATAAGTGTGGATATTCTTGCCTGTAGCCTGTGGCGGTATCGCCAAATAGTTGGTGAATGCTTCAAAGATTCCGTCCTGTCCGTAGGTTTCAAGTAACCACGGAATAGCACTTTTCTTATTTACACCGCTTACTGTCAGAGATACAGGGTAACTTTTACCGCCAACGGTCAAAGCGTCTTCTTCTTCCACCATATAACGTTTTGCTCCAAGGGTCTTGAATCTACTGTAAACACCCTCAAAATCCCACACGCCCATCAACTTGTTAACGCCCTTTATGGTCTTTGGTTCAAACAGTTCAAAGTCTATCTTATGATATTTTGCAGCCTGTCTTAACTTATATTCTACCATCGTGTTATATTCTTTGAAGTACTGTGCGTGTGCTTCACCGTTCTGTAATTTGACGGAATCGGTGTCCGAATATATGTAATCGTCACCACATTCGTAAATACCTGTAAACAGGTTTCTTCTTGCATAAGCCGTTACAAACACACCCCAAGGGTAAAACAGGAATCTATTGCGACTGTCGTTGTACTTCACCAAGGTTTCATTTATCTTATCCGATGTAAGGTGTGAAACGTCCCATTCACCGTTATAAGTAAATTCATCACGCAAAGGATTTGTGACACACATACCGTAACAACTGTTTAGCATTTCCTTAGAATTTAAATATTCTACTTCTTTTCCTTTTACGCCCTTTAAAGTTGTCTTGTTGGCATACAGGTGAAGAATTGATTTAACGAACTCTGTGGGCAAATACGCCTTTTTATAACACCACATATCCACCACCTTTTCGTCTTCCCAAGTGTAGAACATTTTAAACACGTTGTAGTCAACATTCGTGATGGTAGTCACCACTTTGTCAGCCGAAAATACACGACCGTTGTTTTCCACCACGTTTTCTTTGTAGAAGCATTTGGAAACAGACAAGGGCGTGTCCTGTACCTGTGAACTCATTATCTTTGTAAATTCGATGTCAAAGATACAACAATAAGCAGACAGGAAAAATTCAAATTGCTTCTTACTTTTTACCTGTACGTGTACGCCCGAACTCATCGGAAACTGTTCTGCTACCATCACATAAGGATAACTGCTTGTAAAATCGTAGCTGCTAACGTTCGTCATAATATCGTCTGTGTGGTTCGCATTTGCGTGCGTAAAGCCACCACTAAAAGCCCTTTGCAACGTGTTGAACTCATCAGCACCGCTTATGTTTAGGTCGTGAATCGTGTTTATATAAGACCAATTTTGCACGGTCTTCCCGAACTCATCTTCACAGTACAGACAATGTTTGCGACAATACTTTCTTACAAAGCCTGTTTTGGTAATCGGCAAATGTGTGATTCCCTTATAACGTTCTATCATTTCCTGTATGTAACACATCACCACTTTAACGTCATTAAGGCAATAGCCCATTTCTTTTTCTGTTAGTGGTGTCTTACTGTGACGCAACAGTGAATAATCAAGGTCGCCCACCATCTTTTCACATTTGTACTTCATCAGTTGACCTCCTAACTTTGCCAAGGAATAACCCGACAAAAGATAGCTGCATCGGAACTCTATTCCCGATTCTGTGATAGCGTAAATCGGTTTTCGTAGGTCTATTGAAAAGACTTTGTTCCAAGTGAAACGTTGTCTGATAAATTGGAATTCATACGCCAAGTTATGAACGTAAACTATCAAACGTCTGTTTTCTGATAGCTGCAAGTACTCAGAAATCGTTTCCATCATTTCGGTAAATTCTTCCCAAGTACGACCGACTACACAGTAACCGTTTATTCCAAATTGCCAAACATACATACAGGAACACTTTTCCAACTTCACGCCTAATTTGGTGTACTGCTCATAGGACAGATATTCGTCACCGTTCTTGTAGAAAGAAGTGGTTTCGATGTCTAAGCACACAGGAATGTCAAAGAACTTTTGTTTTTTGTTGTTTCCACGCAAACAGGATTCATCAATCGCCAAGTTAAGGACGGTTATTATATCTTTGGGTAAATAGACTTCACCGTGCAAACAAAAATTCTTTTTCTTTTTCATTATAGACCAAATTTCTTTAAAGTGCTCATTATTCCGCTTTTAATACTGTTGGCATAGTCCAACACATTTTGAGCGTCTTTTTCCAAATCCTGTTCAATAGCCTGTTCCAACCTCGCAGCGTCTGTTTCGATTTGGTCTGAAACGTCTGCTGCTTCTGTTTCAAGTTCGCCTGTGAAATCCTTGTATCTCATCAAGTACTGTTCCACGAAGTTTTCATCAGACACCGACAAGAACTTTTCCTGTATCCTGTCAGCCATCAGATTAAATTCGTCTTCTGTAAGGTCGTAGGCATCCATCAGATGTTTGTTGTACTCTCTTACACCTGTGGCGGTAGATGTAGGTTGTCGTAAGAACCCCACCGCCTTTGCGTACTCGGCTTTTAGGTCTTCCCAATCGTGTTTCATTGAGAACTTAGTGAAGCCCTTTATATCGCCTTTGTTTAACGACATAACTGCTGGCGATACAAGCCCCTTTGATTCGATGTTCTGAATACGTCTGTTAGCCTGTTGAAATATTCTTCTTATCTCGGCTCTGTATTCGGGCGAACTCATCTTTGCTTCGATGATTCTTTGTTTAATTACGGCTTTGTTGAACGAGAACGTTCTACCACTAAAGCCAATAGGATTCATACCCATAACTACTTAAAATTAAAGGGCACACCTAAAAGAATAAGTGCGCCCTATGTGTGAAACTTCAATACTACTTAATATCAACGAAGTTGATACCGTAACAGGTCTTAGCGTGTGACTCGTAAGTATAGATAGTGTAACCTACCTTACCGTCCTTAATTGCCTGTACTGCTTCTGTGTTGGCGAGAATCTCACGGAATGTTTCGCCCAAGTGCTTTGGCATATTTACCAACTTCTTTGCCTGTACGTCAATAACGACAGGTGAATCACCCAAAGCAGAACCGTGGACGTACAGACCATTGATGGGGTGAATCTCATCGGGTGAAGAACCATTTGCCACGTCTGCTAACTTAATGTACTCAAAATCTTTGGTATCAATACCAAAAGAAGCCTTGTTGAATGTGTTACTAAAACTAAACATAATCGATAAAATTTAAATGTTAAACTTATTATAAACTGTTACTCACATTTTCAGATTCGATTCGGTCTATCAACCATTTACGGAATCTGTTCACCTTGATAACGGATTTGTCGTCGTTGCACATTTCCTTGGTCTGCAAAAGACCATTAAGTGCGGTCAAAGCGTTAAACAGGTTTTCTTGATAATCGTTTCTTTCTTCCATCACTTTTGAAACTTAATGTAGCCACCGTGATTTACTACGGTGGTGTCCGTTGTTACTATTACTGTGCGCCCTTTTGCTTCCACATTCTGTGAAGTGGTGCAAGAACCAAAGACGCTAATTACTACAAAGCAGATAACCGTCCAAAGGACAACTGCACAGGTGGATTCTATCACCTCAATCTTTTCTTTCTTATTCATCATACTTACTTTTATGTTTGATAAACTCAGGCATCAGTCTTTTTTCTGATAAGAAATCAAGAACCTGTGTAAACTCACTTTGTAACTTGTTTACCAACAGGTCATCTTTCTTATCTTGCATCAGAACTTCTTGAACCACGGTTCTTGCGTCTAAAATCATGTCATTTATGGCATTTAACAGGGTCTTTTGTTCTGTTTTCAAACTCGGTGCGATATAGTCCATATCGTCACAGGCTTGGTTTAATACTTGAAGCAACATCAACAGTGCTTCTTCTTTCTTCTTTGTGTCCATACGCATTTATTTTGTGCCTGTAGCTTTTACACTACAGGCGGTTAAACTTATATGATACGCTCTGTTGTCTGTGTCAACGTCAACATATTAGAAACACCGTCACCCAACTTGTTACACAACTGAGTAACACAATAACCCATTTCTTTAATGTGGTTTACGTTGTCCTTACTTGTGAAGATGGTTTTAACGTCTTCTGTGGCTCTGTCTATAGTGTTCAACACTAAGAAGTTTAACTGCTTCTTATACACAACCCTTGCCACATCGTCCATATTACCGTCTATCACTCTATGAGTACGTACAATGTTCTGTTGTACTGCTTTACCGTTTACGCTGATAAGGTTCACGGTTTCCGATGTTACTTTGTATACTGCCATAATTTCAAATTTTAATTTATAACTCATTTTCTGAATCACGGTGCAAAGATACGGCGATTTTTTCAATCCACCAAATTATTTTTGTTAAAAAGTCTTAATTGGCGATTTTTTTCTTTTTTCTCTGTTTTTTTGCGCTTTTCGGCTTCACCTTATAAAATAAGCCCTGTGCCCTTGTAAGACCCTGTGCGGTGTTGTTGCCCACAGGGTCTTTTTTAACGCCCTGTAGGTGGCTTATTTGGCTTCTGTGGCGATGGTGGCGTATTTAGCATAGCTAAATATG